TGAGCGATGGATGGGACTTGGAGAATTTCAGGAAAAATCCAATCGCATTGTTTGGTCATCGCAGTGATTTCCCAATCGGTAAATGGAAGAACCTGCGTGTCGATGACAAGCAGCTTAAAGGCCATTTGCAACTCGCGCCCAAAGGCACTTCAGATCGGATCGACGAAATTAGAAAGCTGGTAGAGGCTGGCATCCTACAGGCTGTTTCGGTTGGCTTTAGACCGATCGAGCACTCAGATCGCAAAGGCACAAAGTTTGGAACGACATTTACAAAATGCGAACTTGTCGAGACTTCACTTGTATCAGTGCCAGCCAATCCTAATGCACTGGCAGTGGCCAAGAGCTTAAATGTTTCCAATGCTACGCTTAGTATGGTGTTTGGCGAGCACGCCAGCAGCATCATGCAGCGGGACTATCGGCCAAACCGAGGCAAGCACGCCGAACACCGGGAGGCAGTCGAAAAAACTGGCGAGCACGCCGAGGTGAAACCCATAGATCAGAGAAAGGGGCAACCCATGTTGCTCTCTCAACGCATTGTAGAAGCGGAGAAAGGTCTGCTTGCATTGCAGGACCAACTCAACAAGCATCTTGAGACTGTTGACGACAGCAATCCGACTGAAGAGCAGATGGTCGTCACGGAAGACTTGACGGCCAAGATCGAAATGCGTCAGCGCAATCTTACCAGTCTCAGGAATATTGAAGCAAAGAATGCGGCTGGTGCCGTGGATGCTGTGACGCTGGCCAAGCAGAAGGGTGGCGATGTGATCAGGCTTCCGGCCAACTTCCCGGTCAGACAGGTTAAGAAGCCGGAGCCACTTGATTATTTCTTCCGCGCCGCGGTGGTACGGGCGAAATCAAAGATCGATGGTCATAGCATCGATGATACCCGCCGTAAGATTTATGGCGACGATGAGGCAACCAAGGCTGTCTGTGATCTCGTGCTTAAAGCAGCGAGTGCACCAGCCGAGACGACAGTGACCGGATGGGCGGCGGAACTCGTGCACACTGTCTGGGCAGATTTCATGCAAGTCCTGCTCCCGATGAGCGTGTTCCCGAAACTATCGGCCAAAGGTCTGGCTTTGACGTTTGGTGCTAACGGCAAGATCGTAATTCCAACCCGTAGCTTGACACCATCGATTGCCGGTAGTTTCGTCGGCGAAGGTCAGCCGATCCCGGTGCGGCAAGGCGCATTTTCAAGTCAATCGATCACACCAAAGAAGATGGCTGTGATCACGACATGGACACGCGAGATGGATGAGCACAGCATTCCCGCAATCGAAGGATTGCTGCGGCAAGCCATCATGGAAGACACGGCGATTGCGCTGGATACCGTGCTGCTTGACAACAATCCGGCTACGACGATCAGGCCAGCCGGTTTACGGTCCTATCAGGCTGGTCTGGTAGCTTCCGCTACGTCCGGTGCAGGCAGTGGATATAATAATTTCATTGCTGATTATGCATCGCTCTTTGGTCAGCTCTTGACGCTGACCGCCGGTAACGTGCGTAGTCCGACACTGATTGTCAATCCGATTCAAACATTGAACCTGAGCTTGCAGCAGCCACCTGGCGCGGCTGCTCCGCTGCTCCCGTTCATCGCGATGATTGATTCTGGTCGGGTGCTCAAAGCCGATCTTGTCGAATCGTCCACGGTGACACCAGGTATGGCGATCATGGTTGATGCGGCTGACTTTACAACGGCTGGACAAGAAGGACCTCGTCTGGAAATTTCTGATCAGGCGACACTACATATGGAAGATACGACACCAGCAGATATCGTCGGTGGCGCGTCTCCTGGTACTCCCGCATATCCGGTCAAGTCAATGTGGCAGACTGACAGCCTTGCGCTACGGCTGATCATGTTTACCAATTGGATGATGCGGCGTCCGGTGTCTTCATGGATGTCCGGTGTCGCTTGGCATTCATAGTTCTGCATCTTCCATCGTGCGAACCACGGTTCGATAAGATGTAGATGCAGCTCTACGCTAGCACGAATCAACGTGCTTCAAACTATAGGGCGAGTGTAACGTCCGGCGTAGATTTTATCAACAGAGGAGTTAAACGATATGGCAGATGAAGCGAAAAAAATGGCAGATGACAAGAAGACGCTAGAGCAGCAAAATGCGCAGCGCCAGAAGGAAATGGACGAGCGCAACAAAACGCGCGGCAAGCCGACACCGACGCAAATGGAAAATGATCTCGCCAAGATGGGTAACCATCCGGATTTGGAACCCGATGGTTCGCCGCCTGATCCGAATCAGCCAGTTCCAGCTTCGACAAAAGAAGTTCATGCTGGTAGTGGCGGGAGCTATGCGACTAGACAAGTCAGCTCGGCTCCGGGTCGTAAGTCAGAAGCTTAAGGAAGTTTGAAATGGGCTTGAAAGCTCGTTTACAACAAGCTTGGTCCTCGGTCGTCGGAAAGGCGGCCGAGGGCGAATATCGGCCGGGACCATACTATCTTCCGATTACGCATGGTTGGCTGCCTGCCGATGTCGGCAACAGTATGAACTGGTGGCAGAACGGTTATACGCCTTTGCTTATTGGCAGTCAGTTGGCGATCATTGAAGCTTGTATAAGTGCGTATAGCCAGACGATTGCCATGTGTCCGGGAGATCATTGGCGTGGTTTGGATAATGGTGGGCGCAAACGGGTTACGACTTCCGCATTGTCGCGCTTACTGCGTTATCCCAATGATTATCAATCGATTTCTGATTTTCTGCTAAATGCGGTGAGACAACTTTATATTGAAGGAAATGCTTATATCTATTGTGGTATACGTAATTCTCGTTTTGAAATAGATGAAATGCATTTGATGGACAATCGCTACTGTCGTGCTTTGATTGGTGGCGAGGGCGAAGTCTATTATTCATTGGGTGGTAATTGGATCGTACAAAATCGTTACGGTCCTTTGTCTACCGTGCCAGCGCGTGATGTGATGCATATCAAACTTCATTGCGATCAGTTGCGCAACCCACTGCGCGGTGAGAGTCCTTTGGTCAGTGCATATCTGGACGTGCTAACAGGTACATCGATAAGATCACAACAGGCCACCTTTTATCAGAACCAAGCCAAGCCGGGTACGGTACTTACGACGGATATGACTTTGGATAAGGATCAGGTCAGCGCGCTTCGTGATCGTTGGACTGAACAAACGACTGGTGCCAATATCGGTGGTACTCCGATTCTGACTGCCGGTTTGAAACCTACGGCAATGCCAAACATCCCATTTCGTGATGCACAATTGGCAGAGGTATTGAAATTATCGGATCAAGATATTGCTATGGCATTTCGCGTACCGCCTCCGTTGATTGGATTGGATACGCGTAATATCGGTTCGGCCGAAGCCATGATGCAGACATGGGTAAGTAGTGGATTAGGGTTCTGTCTCAATCATGTTGAAGAAGCATTTGGTTTGACGTTCGGATTGGATGGCCAGCCGGATGAGTACGTAGAATTTGATACCAAGGCATTGCTGAGATCGAATTTCAAGGATCGTATTGATGGATTGACTAAAGCAGTACAGGGTGGTATTTTTTCGCCAAATGAAGCTAGAAATTCAGAAGACTTACCTGATGTAAAATTCGGCGATGAGCCGCGCGTTCAACAACAAGTTGTCCCACTAAGTGCAGCAGGAAAAATACCAGCAGCTCCAGCGGCTCCAGGAGCTCCACCTGCACTAGGGCCACATCCACCGCCGCAGCCGCAGCCGCAGCCGAAGCCAAAGCCAGAGGCCGACGCAGATGACGCAAACGCCAAACGAGATGCATACTGTAGAATCATGCTCAATCGATCAAGGCAACTTGAATATAGAGAGCAGCGAAAACTTCTCAGAAGCATTTCTTGACGCAGGTGCGGCTGTCATCATGCAGTTGCGGCGCGAGTGGTCGCGCGAGCTCGAAGTACTTAATTCAAGGTGTAATGAAACGCTGGCTAATTTTCGGGCCGATATGCTTCAGCTTAAGCATGCGTTTGTGACCGAGATATCAGCCGAAGTATCAAAGCGGCTATGCGAAGTAAAGGATGGCGAATCCGGCGAGCGAGGCTTGCAGGGTGACCGGGGCGAACGTGGGGAGATAGGTCCTAAGGGTGAACAAGGAGAGCGAGGATACGATGGCGAAGAAGGCAAACAAGGCGAACAAGGTCCGCAAG